TGCCCAAAATTTTGCCTTATTTATTCGTGACTGCTGCACATTGTTGAACCGGCCGCGGCCCGCTGAATATAGGCACGAAGATTTACAGCCAGGTGACGCGAACGGGCAAAGATTATGTGATATTATTGTATCAGCTGGCGCAAGGTATAAAATAAAGGTAAGTAGTTCGTTTTTTACAGTTTTTGCGTTGGTGTTACCTTTGCTCAATAGTTGTTTTACAGCTTTATAGCTAGTTACTTCTGTTTGGGTTATTATTGCTTTTTTCATTTTTGTAGGTTTGTAGGTTGTTAATTAATCAGCGGCAAGGGACCAGGAACTTAATTGCTTGACGTTTGATCTATTTAGGTCCAATGAATTACAAATAAGGCGGGCTAAATTAGTGTTGATACGTTTTTTTGTTAGATCATTGCCGCCAATAATCTTAACAACGTCACCGGGTCCCATACCTAAACAACGGTGACAAAATTTTACGTCTTGACCTAAGTAAAATTTGCGGCCGTAAACGCTCAGCGTCCATATGCTGAGCCACGGCATTGAAGAACGGGCTACGATAACTTCCATAATTGTTAGTTTAAAATTTGAAGAATTGAAAATACTTTTTTGTCAATCTGTGATAGATCGGTAACCGTCAATTGCTTGACTTCATAAGTATAAAGATTGAAAACTAATACTGTCATAATTAATAGTTTAAATAATTGATTAAAAAAATGATAGTGTAAAGAATAGCAGCGGTCAAGATCGGGTTAAATTCAATTGCTTTTTTCATGTTTTGTAGTTTGTTTATACAAATATAGTATATATAAAGTTATATAAACAAATATTTTATAGACTTTTTTTATATATTTATTTTTGTATAGTATAACTATTTATTTATCAACATTTTATGTTGAAAATGATCGTTATTAAAATATTAGCCTAAATATTGTAAGATTGAAAAAGAAAGGTTTCTACATAAAGAAAGGCCAGAAAGACGGTAGTATATATCTAAACATCTACAAGGCTGATTTCGTCCAATATATTCAAGAAAGGCCAGACCAGGACGGATGGGTTAAGCTGAGAATATATGAAAGGGAAACAGTGGACGGCAAAGGACATACGCATAACATGGAGCAAGTCAATACCCCTATAAATACTGAAAATCAATAAAAGATCGCATCTGAATAACCAATAAAAATCAAATGACCGATACACAATTAAACACACTGATAACGGAGCGGAAGAGTAAGAGAGGCGGAGCAAGGGAAGGAGCCGGAAGGAAGAGACGAATGGAGGAACACGAAATCATCCAACGCCTAGAGCCAATGGCGGATACGGCATTTAAGGTACTGAAGCAAAAAATTGCTGAAGGTGATATCAAAGCAATTCAGATCTTTTGCCAGTATTACATCGGCTTGCCAACCCAAAAGATAGAAAACAAGATCGAGGGCAACTTGAACCAGGTGCAGGTGGAGGTAATTAAGCCCAACATTGAAGTACTTGAAGCAGCAACAAACTGACAATTTGCCGCTGTGTTTCTATTTAACATAATACTACTTATCTTACATATTAAATTTATTCAAATATGTTTCGACACAATGGCAGCCGGTTGATCGTCCACTAACGGGGGGAACTTAAAGTTTAAACATTGATCGGACGGCGGGGTAAAGACAGATTTCTGAAACCTATCAAACCAATGTCTAAACAAAATTAACCTATACTAATGACCCCCTTTTTATACCTACTTTTCACTTCCTAAATCGACTTCCCAATTTTTAGAAAATAACTAAAACTATGAATGCTAAACTTCAAACTAACAAGATCTTTGAAATATTGCAAGACAGCAAAAAGAGAATAACGGTAATGCAAGGAGGCTCGCGTTCTGGCAAGACCTACAACATCTTAATTTGGTTTATCATCAAGCTGTTGCAAGAGAACGGTAAGACCCTCACAGTAGTACGCCAGTCTCTACCATCCATCAAAGGTTCGGTGCTTAGAGATTTTGTAGACATCCTCACTCGTCTTGGTATTTATTCCGAAGACAACCACAATAAAACAGAGCAGATATATCAGTTGAACGGAAATGTTATAGAGTTTGTATCAGCAGATCAGCCACAAAAGATTCGTGGTCGAGCTAGAACGTACCTCTTTTGCAATGAAGCCAACGAACTCTCATACGAAGCGTGGATGCAGCTCATCATGCGTACAGAGGGTAAAATAGTTCTTGACTACAACCCATCAGATCTGTCCTCATGGATTTACGACAACGTGATTCCGCGTGATGATGCAGACTTTCACATTACAACGTTCAGAGACAACCCATTTCTTCCAAAAGAGCTAGTGGACGAGTTAGAGCGTCTAAAAGACGCAGACCCAAACTATTGGCAAATCTACGGCCTTGGTGAGCGTGGACTCAGCCAAGACCTCATCTATCTACATTGGAAAACAACAGAGACAATGCCAGAGGGTGAGACCGTGTATGGCCTTGACTTTGGATTTAATAATCCATCGTCACTTGTCAAAGTGGTGTTTAGTGACGGCGTTGCATATGTCAAGGAGCTATTATACGAAACAAAACTAACGACCAACGACTTAGTGGAAAAAATCTTAGCTTTGAATTTAGAGAAGTATGATGAGATTTATTGCGATGCTGCGGAGCCAAAGACAATTGAGGAGTTAGTGAGAAATGGTCTGAATGCAAAGCCAGCCAATAAAGATGTGACGGAAGGGATACGCACGATAAAAGGCACCCCTTTGGTTATCCATCAAGATAGTGTAAATTTGTTGAAGGAGTTAAAAAATTACCGTTGGAAGACGGATCGTAACGGAATGAAGTTAGATCAACCAGTGAAGTTCTCAGATCACGCTTGTGATGCTATGCGCTATGCAATATTTTCTAAATTAACAATTCCCAGTGTAACCTGGGGAGCAATATAACAACATGGGATTATTTGACATCTTTAAAAAGAAAGGCATCAATCCATATCCATCAAGCCCAGTGCAGATGGTCGGCCTTAATAGCGCACTGGTTCAAAATTATACGTCAGCATCATATGTAACAGAGGGATACCTAGCCAACGCGGATGTGTACGCCATTGTGAGCTTTCTTGCTCGCAAGAGTGCATCTATCCCTTGGTATGTCTATAAGCTGAATCCGGGTGAGAAGGCTCGCACTGAGCTGATGCGCTATAAGCAATTATCAAAAGGCATTGCCAATCGTGGTGCGTTTGAGCAAGCACTACTTGCTCGTAAGAACGCATACAGTGAAAATATTATAATGGGTACACCTTTAGCAAGGTTACTCGAAAGGCCAAACAATTATCAATCTCAAGACCAATTCTTTGAAAACTTATTCGGATATAGATATCTCAGCGGAGAAGGAAACGTATATGGAAATGATGGTAAACTTGGAGGACAGTTTAGTGAACTCAACATACTCCCGACCCAGTTCTTGGAAATATACCCAGATGCAATCGATCTATATAATATCATGGCATACAAGCTGCAAGTAGGTGAGGGTATCAATCTTCCAAAGGAGAGCGTGATGCATTGGGCGTCATGGAACCCAGAGTTCGATGCTACGACCCGTGCGCACCTTCGTGGTGTGTCACCGCTTCGTGCTGCGCTGAAAACACTTCGTATGTCCAACAATGCTGCCGATGCATCAGCGATGATGACCGGCAACGGTGGAGCGAAGGGAGCCTTGACTCCAAGACCACTTGGCAATATCGTGCCGAGCTTTACAATGGAGCAAGCGTCAGACATTAGGCGTGCAGTGAATGAAAACATAAACTATGTTGACAACAAAGGAAAGGTGGCAGTGCTGCAAACTCCTTGGGACTACCTCAACTTTGGTATGTCTAGTGTCGACATGGAGCTAGTCAATACACTGCGCCTTTCTATGCATCAGTGGTGCCGCGTGTTCGGTTTGCCTGCTGTGCTGTTCGATGTTGACACATCTAGCTACAACAACTACCAAAACGCAATGCGTGACCTTATTACCAACACCATCATACCGATGTGTTGCCAACTTCGTGATGAGCTAAATAAATGGCTCGTACCAAGATACGGTGAGGATGCATTCATTGACTTTGATATTACGGCACTACCAGAGATGCAGCAAGACATGGAGCGTATGGTGCGCTCACTTCGTGACGCAAACTGGTTGACATTTAATGAGAAGCGAGTAGCGATGAACTACCAAGAGAAGGAAGGTGGGTATGAGTACGCATTCATCAACCAAGGTCTGATACCGGTTGATCAAGCGGTGATGGACCTGACAGTGCCACCAGCAGAAAACGAAGATAATGGATCAGATAACATCCAAAACAACAGACGAGGAGATAATGAGGATGGTGATGACGAAATATCCCAAGCTGAAGAGCGAGCAGAACTGCGCAGTAGAGAAAGCAATGATGATGTCATTGAGAACAGCATATAAACAAAAGCTAATCAATGAACGCGAGTCAAAGAGAGGCTTATTGGATAAAGTTTGAGAGACTTCGCAGAGGTCTTGATAATAAGTATAGTTCTTTGTTTCAAAAGGCGATCAGTAAAGAGATGCGCAAAGTCGCTAGAGACTTAGAGCTGATGGGTCCAAGTGCAACGCTATCTATGATGGGTAGCTATGCATGGAGTGATGAGCTTATGAAGATAATGACTGAGCTGTATAGAGAGACGGCTGTGATATTTGGCAATGCCTCATTTAGAGCAGTGAGAAACCAATCTCGCAAGGCAGCTGACCCGTTTGGACTTAATACTGACTTTATAAGCCAGATCATTCAATTTTTGAGCCTCTATGGGTTTCAGCTAGTAGCTGAAATCACACAGACCTCAAAAAAGAAATTGACCGATATTATTACACAAGCAGTGGTAGAGGGACTAAGCATAGACGAGATGGTCCGGATCATTACAAATGACGAGGACTTAGGATACAGCGCAATGCGTGCGAGAAGGATAGCAAGAACAGAGGTGATGCGTGCATCAAACTATGCTGCTCTACAAGGCGCAAATTCCCATAACTTTGAAGTAGATAAAGTTTGGATAGCGGCGAGAGACAGCAGAACGAGGAGAATACCTCGCAATACTTACGATCACTTAAACATGGATGGCCAACAAGTTCCGTATGACCAACCATTCACTTCTACTGGTAAGAAAGGTGACACTGTGCTAGCCGCAGCACCCGGAGACCCAACAAGCCCAGCCGGCTTCACTATCAATTGCAGATGCGCGATAAGCTTTGTGCCAAAGCGTGACCAAAACGGAAGACTAATAATGAAAAGATAATTATGCCAATATATTCATGCTCTAACGGTAAATATCGCATTGGTGAAGGCGAGTGCGTATATGAGACAAGAGAGAACGCAGTCAGTGCATATCAAGCGTACTTAGCTCAAGAAGGCAAAGCACTTGAGTTAAAAGAAGAGACGTACAACGACTATCCAGAGGCAGCTAGCAACAATGCAAAGCGTGCTTTGAAATGGAAGGAAGAGAACGGAAGCTCTTGTGGTACTTCAGTCGGTTGGACTCGTGCAAATCAACTCGCAAATCGTGAGAAGATAAGTAGAGACACGATCGCTCGCATGGCTTCGTTCAAAAGGCATCAGCAGCACGCTGACGTGCCATACAGCGAAGGATGTGGCGGTCTTATGTGGGACGCATGGGGAGGCACATCTGGTGTAGAGTGGGCAATAAGAAAATTAAAACAAATAGATAAAAAACAAGGTGGAATGATATACAATTACAAATCCTTTGACCTAGAGGTTAAAGACGTTGATACTAAGGAAGGCATCGTCACTGGTTACTTCTCAGCGTTCGGCAATGTTGACAGCGATGGTGACATTATGATGCCAGGTGCATTCAAGCGTTCAATCCAAGACTGGGGACCAGAAGGAAAGAACAGAATTAAGCATCTAATGAATCACGATCCCTCACAACCTTTAGGTAAAATGCTTGAGTTGAAGGAAGACGACTATGGTCTGTATTACAGATCAAAGATTGGCAGCCATCAGCTTGGCAAGGATTTTGTGAAGATGGTAGAGAGTGGACTCATTACAGAACACTCAATTGGTTTTAAAACACTTCGTGAGCAAAAGTCAGGAGAGGCTAACCAAATCCATGAGGTTATGCTATTTGAAGGATCTAGCCTTACTGCTTGGGGCGCAAACGAAGCAACCCCCTTGCTTGGTATGAAAAATTATAATAATTTAGAGAAGATACAAGATCAGATCAAAGCGTTTGAGAAATTCATCCGCAACAGTGATGTGACAGATGAGACCATTGATCTTTGTATTTTAAAAGTAAAGCAATTAGCACAAGCCATTGAACAGATGAGTAGCACAAAGGCAGTCGAAGAGGCACCTTTGCAGCAAAAAGAAGAAGAGGTGAGTGTTGAGCAATTAATAAACATTATAAACAAAATTTAAAAATGAGCGACATTAAATCATTCGAAGCTGCTCTCGAAGCCAAATTGGCCGAGCAGAAGGCTGAAGTAGCTGCTGCTACTGAGAAAGCCGCTAAAGCGTTCGAAAGCAAAGTTGAAGAGATCAACGCTGAAGTTGCTAAGAACAACAAAAATTTGATGGAAGCAAGAGAAGAAATTCTTTCTGCTAAAGCTGCTTTCGGTAAACTCTCTGCAAATGAAGAGAAGAAAGTTGCTAAATCTTACACCGAACACATTGCTGAAATTAAATCTGCAATCGGTGATGCAATTGTAAAAGGACATGGAGCTATTAAAGAAGCTGCAAGAACAAACGGTAAAGGTTTCAATTTTGAATTGGATCTTAAAGCTGTTGGTGTTATGACAGAAGCGGTTAACTTGACTGGTAACCCTTATGTTTCTTATTTGCAGTCACCTGCTCTTCGTTCTTTTGTAAACCCACACCTGAGAAGCGTATTTAACATCATCCCAGTTTCTACCGGTTCTGTATCTTTCCCTCGTGGTAACTCTCCAGTAGGTGAAGGTTCTTTCGGTAAGCAAACTGAAGGTTCTGGTAAAGCGCAAATCGACTACGATGTAACTGTTATCAACAAGGTATTGCAGTTCATCGCTGGTTACGTTAAAGTATCTCGTCAAATGGTTGACGATCTTCCTTTCTTGAATGCATATTTGCAGCAGTCTTTGATCGAAGACTTCCAAAGAGCTGAAGA